CTAAAGAGGCTATATCTGGAGCAGACCGTCACTACGCAATGCTTATTAAAGAAGCTTGGAAAACCGTAGAGGATGCAGACACACAGGGCCAGCTAAATGTTAAGTCTGGCGCATTAAAATTAATTGCAGATATCGAAGGCAAGCGAATTGGAATGCTTCAAGAAGTAGGACTACTTGATAATGCAGAGCTGGCAACACAAATTGCGGAGACAGAAAAGAAGCAAGACATACTAGTAAAGATATTAAAAGAAGTTACGGCTACCTGCCCTAAATGTAAAATGGAGGTTGCAAAGCGCCTTTCTCAAATAACTGGAGTAGTCGAGCCTGTTATTATTGATGCGGAGGTTACAAGTGGATCTTAATTTTAATGATCTGATTGACATGCTAGATGGCGAAGAGTTTGATGAACGCCCCGTAGATCTAAGAACGTTTGTACAAAGCCCAGATTATTTGGGACTGCCACCTCTATCAGAACACCAACACACTCTTATTGAAAAGAGCTCACAGATTTATAAAGAGTCCACACTAGTCAAACTGTTTGGTGAAGACGAAGGCGTAAGAATGTTTAAGCAAACAGCTAACGAAATTGTTGCTCAGCTAGGAAAAGGATCTGGAAAAGACTACTGCTCTACAATATCAGTAGCATACATAGTTTATTTATTGTTGTGTCTTAAAGATCCAGCAACATATTACGGAAAGCCTCCTGGGGACTCAATTGATATTATCAATATTGCAATCAACTCGCAGCAGGCAAACAACGTATTCTTTAAAGGATTTAAAACACGAATAGATAAGTCGCCATGGTTTACTGGAAAGTATGAAGCAAAAGCTTCTGAGATGAAGTTTGATAAAGCCATAACAGTACACTCAGGTCACTCAGAGCGTGAAGCCTGGGAAGGATATAACGTTATCGTAATCATTCTTGATGAGATCTCAGGCTTTGCCACAGAAAATACAAGCGGCCACGAGCAGGCTAAAACTGGTGGGGCTATATATGATATGTATAGGGCATCAGTAGACTCACGTTTTCCAGATTTTGGTAAAGTAATTCTTCTTTCATTTCCTAGATATAAGAATGATTATATACAGCAAAGATACGACGATGTCGTTGCAGAAAAAGAAGTTGTAACTAGAACTCATCATTTTAAATTAGACGAAGACCTTCCAGATGGAACTGAAGGGAATGAATTTGATATTGAGTGGGAAGAAGACCATATCATTTCATACAAGTATCCTAAGATGTACGCTTTAAAAAGACCTACGTGGGAAGTTAATCCAGTAAGAAAAATTGAAGACTTTAAGGTTGCTTTCTATAAAAATTACACAGATGCGTTAGGAAGATTTGCATGTATGCCAACAGATGCAGTAGACGCATTTTTTAAGTCTAGAGAAAAGATTGAGAATGCCTTCAAGAACACTGCACTAGCCGTAGATAGCTTTGGAAGATTTGAAGATTGGTTTGCGCCAGATCCAGATAAAGAATACTTTATCCACGTTGACCTTGCACAAAAGCACGACCATTGTGCAGTGGCAATGGCACACGTAAAGAAGTGGGTTAATGTTAAGGTAACAGATACCTATTCTCAGCCAGCACCAATTGTTGAAGTAGATGTTGTAAGGTATTGGACTCCAACTCCAGACAAATCAGTGGACTTTACAGAAGTAAAAGACTATATCTTGTCTTTAAGATCAAAGGGCTTTAAGGTAAGAATATGTACATTTGATAGATGGAACTCTCACGACATGATGCAGCAACTAAAGCAGTATGGAATTAATACAGAAACTTTATCTGTTGCTAAAAAGCACTATGACGACATGGCAATGGTTGTGGCAGAAGACAGACTAGACGGTCCCTACATCCCTTTGCTGATAGACGAATTGCTTCAGCTTAAAATTATGAGAGATAAAGTTGATCACCCTAGAAAAGGTTCTAAGGACCTAGCTGATGCTGTATGCGGTGCTGTATTTAATGCAATTAAAAGAAGCAGGCCTTCTAATAATGAAGAAATAGATATACATACATACAGTTCTCTAAAGTGGGACAGAGAAGATGAAGATGATACAAATGTTATTAATATGATAAGAGCACCGAGAATGCCTCAACACTTATCAAATGCACTAGAAGGAATGGAAATAATATGAGCGTATATCAAGAGCGGGCTAAAGAATGCAAGTGTTGTGGAAAACACGTACCTCTGCCTACTACATTAAAAGAATATCAAGGGGTTACACTTTGCCCAACAAGTTTTGCAAACGTTATAGAGTATAAAAGAATTTGGAAGTCAATTGGCAATAGGCCTACTGGTAGTATAAGAAAACATTTTTCTGATTATGTACAACAAGTAGTTGAGAGTACTATTGACAAGAATGAAGACGGAACGTTATAATAAAACTAGGCAACAATAGCTTAGTTGGTTAAAGCCCCGAACTCATAATTCGGTAATCGTAGGTTCAAGTCCTACTTGTTGCACATAGGAGGCAATATGTCAGAAGAAGAAGATCAGCAAGACGCTGACAGACTAGCTTACTATATGGAAATAGGCGCAGTTACCCTAGAGGGCATGGACGAAAACGGAGAGCTTATTTATGCTATTAGCGAAGATGCGGAAACCTTAGCTCCAGAGTTGTGGCGCTCACATACAGAGTATGTAAGCAGATCTTTAATTGAATTGTATGAAGAAGGCTTGGTAGATGTAGAGTATGACGAGAACTTGGAAGCAACTCTTCACCTAAGTCCAGAAGGCCACCGTATTGCAAAAGAAAAGGGCCTAATCGAAATGGATATTAACAGGGATATTCCAAACGACTAGAATGTGATATAATATATTTAGGTCGCCGTAAGGGGCCTATACAAATTAACTTATTCGCTTGAAGGAGGAATAAAATGGTAACAACATACACATGGGATCTTTTCAAGGATCCCTTTTTTATTGGATTTGATAGAGCTTTAGATACATGGAGCCACGCTCAAACAGTATCAAGTGCAACTAACTATCCACCATATAACGTAATCAAAGTAGACGAAGACAACTTTGTTGTCGAATTAGCAGTTGCTGGATTTGCTAAGACAGATATTGATGTGTCAACAGCAGACGGCAAGCTCACTGTAAAGGGAGAATTAAACACAGAGGATAACGATTCTCAGTTTATCCATCGTGGAATTGCAGCCCGTAAATTTACTCGTGAGTGGGCTCTTGGTGAATATATGGAAGTAAAGGCAGCGGAACTAAAGGATGGAATGCTTAAGATTGATATTGTACGCATTCTACCAGAAGAGAAGAAGCCAAAGATCATCAAGATTAAATAAATAGTATAATAGAAACCTGCACCCCGTCACTGGGGAGTCGCAGACTATTCGGGTCGCTACCCGAAGGATGGACCTGAGCATGTCCTCAAACTGCTCATTAAAATTTAAGGAGAGTTATGTTTGAATACAGAGTTAAGCAGGTAACAAAGATAGTGGACGGAGATACTATTGATGTTGATATTGATCTTGGATTCAGCATTTCATATTCTCAAAGACTTAGACTAGCTGGCATCGACACACCAGAGTCTAGAACAACAGATAAACTTGAAAAAACATTAGGCTTAGAATCAAAAGAGTATCTTAAATCTAAGTTCAAAGATGCTAAAGACATTGTTGTAAAAACAGAAAAGCCAGACAGCTCTGAGAAGTATGGTCGTATTCTAGGCTGGGTGTACCTTGATGGAAACACTAAGTCTGTTAACGAACAAATGATTGAAGATGGTTATGCGTGGGGATACATGGGAGAGACTAAGGTCAAAGATTTTGTTGCCTTAGCTGAGAAGAGAAAAAAGAGCGGTAAGTAATGCCTATATATGAATACAAGTGTGTGCTATGCGAACATGCAAAGGATGTAACAAAATCATTTGATGAAGCTAACATGGTAGAGCTATGTGATAAGTGTGGTGCCGCAATGATTAAACAATATGGTAACGTTGGTGTACAGTTTAAAGGTAACGGGTTTTATAAAACAGACAATCCTAAATAACATTAGTGGTATAATTATTAAGTAAGCAAAGATATTGCATTACTTAGGAGATACTTAGTTGACTAGAAAGTTAAAGTACTTTTTAACCAGCCTCTTTATTGTGGGCTGGCTTTTTCTTTTTAGTCCTAACCTTGCTAATGCCAATGAGCCGCCAGCTCCTTCAGAGCAGGTTGTTGTAAGCCCTGCACAGCAGGCAGTAAATACAGCCATTGCAACTGCAACAGTAGAAGTAGCCCAAGCAGCACAAGCCTCAGATACAGCAACAGCAACTATTGCGACTGCAGTACAGGCAGTAACAACATCTAACACGGCCGTAGCAGCAGCAACTACTGCAGTCACAGCAGCCACCACTGCCGTAGCAGAAGTATCAAATGTTTCCACAGTTGTAGCAACAGCAGCAACAGTAACGCAAGACGTTACTACTGCAGTAACTGCCGTAACCACAGCAATTGCAACAATACCCGTAACCGCAACAACACAGACTCCAGAAGTTGCTGTAGCACAAACTGCTGTCACGGCAGCGACCCCCGTCGTTGAGTCTGCAACTGCAACAGTTATAGCAACAGCAACCCCTTTAATGACAGAAGCTCCAACTACCGTTACTCAAGTAGCCACCGCAATTACAACAGAAGTAGCACAGGCTGCAACAGCCTCTACTGCAATACAGGCAGCACAGGCGACAATAGATACCGCAACTGCCACAGTGGCAACGGCAACCACGGCGGTAGCAGCAGTAACCACTGCAGCCACAGAGGCACAGACACAATTAACTCAGGCAAATGTTGCAATTAATACCGCTCAAGATGCAGTAAATGCTTTGGTAGCCACAGTTGGAACAACATCAAATGTTTTAGCAAATACAGATGATGCTGGAATTAGAATGAATCTTCCATTTAATTTACAGATGGGCGGAGTAACAT